ACTTATGAGCCAGCTCCCGGTTCATCGCCGCTTTGTAATCCATCACATCCGCCATCAGCTTTTCGTATTCAGCCGGATCTAACTTCTCAATCAGCTCCTCAATCTTCATTGGATGTTCCTAAAATTTATATATACAGGTCTTACCGTCCTGCCCTTACCCGTCAGCTTCTTCACAACCCCAAGCTCAACCAAGTTATCCACAATCCGTTTCGTATTCCCTAACCCCATCTTTCCCCGCTGATACGCAATCTCCCGCAGCGACGGCGAGTACCCAAACTTATTCCACCACTCATCAATAATTAAAAACACCTCACTTTGCCCGGGGCTCATTATCTTCTCCATGCACTGTTCATGCGTCAAAACCAACTTTTTTTGCGTCATTTTGGGGTTGATATCCACCAAAGCGCCGGATTTTGTCTTGTAGACCATAAAAAATATCTATATAAATCAAGCGTTTAGCCGCGTATGTTAATGTTTTAGGTATCATCTGGCAACGTTGCCACCCCATAATTATTCCTGTTTTGGCAAGAATCGTTTCCGTAAAAATATACCCCCCACCCCTATTTTGATTCCGAAGATGACGGGGGGTCATCGCGGTTTTGCTGGTTATGCAGTGGATCGGGAAAATCAGGAGATTGCTCAAGAGGATCGGAAAAATCAGGTGAGACTTTGAGAGGAGTAGTATGTAAATAATGCAGGGACTCCGCATGAGGCTCAAGGGGGGTGGCGGGCGGGTGGGGGTCGGCGGGGCTGGAATCTGGCGCGGCACCTGTAAGCTCGGCGAGTAGTGAGTCAGCGTCCACTTCAACGGCATCGACTGCCTGCGAGCGCATGAGTGCGCGCAGTTGGTCGAGTACCTGCGCCTTGGCATCTGCGCTATGCGTGATGGTCGTTACTTGTTTACGTTCGGTGAAGGCCGCTACTTCGGTGACAGTACCCAGCACCTTAGCAGCTGCAACTTTAGTCGCGTGTTTAGCGCCAGGGTCAATGACCACCTGGACGAGCGATTGAATCACCAGGGCGCGCAGAGCAGCAGGGGAAGAATATTCCGCAGCCTGTAATGCGAGCTTGTAAGCTTCGATTTCTGCCTTTATCCTGTCATCGCTTGCGAGATGGTAGGGCCGGCTTGATAGTACGCCCTTAGAAGCGTTGGGGTTATATGCCTTCCTAAAGCTTTCAGCCTTAGTCGATCCCTTCGCCACTTCCCTAGCAAACGTCTTTTGTTTATGCGTTAACTCCCGTGAAACGGACGGAGAAAACAATTGTTCTAATGGCACTTGATCTAATGATCCCTTTACTTGTTCCCTTGATAATTTGCCCTGCATGGCTTCGCCTTTCAATGGGCCGCGACCGCCGCAGCCGATGCCGGATTATAGGAACAAATCAGGAACACGCAAGCTGCTGGATAAAACCACAGTAGCAATTACACAAATTGATTGCAAATTATCGTGATAACATCGTCAACGTATCAGGCAGCTTAGCCGTTGATATAACTGTTACAACCAACCAAAAAGGCTAAATTATGAATAACGGAACATGGATAGTAGAAGGCACTCGCGCCCTGAAATATGGCCATTCTCGCAGCACCATTGCAAAGCCGAACACTTCAGCCGAAGCAATACAAGCCGCAACCGATGCAATGAAAGAAGGATATTTTGACGTTGAAATTTATTTTCACGAATACGATGACATTGAAAACGGCCCCGCTTATGAATCGTTTTCTGAAGCCCTCGAATACGATTTTTCGCAAAATTAAACGTGACGGACTGCAAGCCCTCCGGCGAGGGTTTGCGGGCAATCATGCCAAACAGTAACGAAAGGCCCATACCATGACATTCGACAAAGCATTAAACGCCTTACCCGATGGGACAGGCTTTGACGCATACGCGCATAAAACAATCGCTGACCTGTGCTGGATATGCCTGCACGAACTTGACCTACACGCCGAAGGAGAATACTTTGTGCCGTTGGCCCTGCGTAAAAAATATCTGTCTTTTATCCGCAAACATGGCTTTTATATCGCCGAAGCCGAAGCGATGTTTACCGCCGGTAAAAACGTCACCGCAGCCGACTGCTACAACTGAAAGGCCAACGCCATGACCATCGACCAATTAATTAATTCCCTGACCCTTGCCGATGTAGATGCCTACAACGCACAGGCCGACAAATATGTTTATGTCCAGTACACCTATTTAGACCCAAACAACCTGTCCCGCCGTTATACCGAACGAGTGGAAAACGCCCTCGACCTGATCGACCAACAATACAACGCTTGAAAGCCCATACCATGACCACATTAGTAGGATCACAAATTGAAGACGCCCGCCTGTTAGCCCTGCGCGCTATGCTTAAGCTTGAAATGCGAGGAATGACCCGCAGCCGTTCGCCTTCGGCGTATTCCATTCTGAAAACCATGGGCTACACAGGCAGCAGGGAAAGTGTATTAAAACAACTTGACGCAAAACGCGCCGAACTACTTGGAGAATAAACCGATGTACACCGCACAGAAAAACGCCCACGGGAATATTATTGTCTGCAAGGGCGCAGACGTCCGAAACAGTTACCGCATTGTCTATTCCGGCACATATGCCGAATGTTTACGTTTTAAGCTTGGAGAATAATTATGCTTCGCTCACCCTCAATTAGCGCACTAAAAACTTTATTCGGAGAGAATGCGCCGCGCGCTAAAGCCCTGCTACGAATGAACCGCGACCAACTATTGCGGACGCCTATAGGCGCCGCGCGCGCCGCTGAATGCTATAACCCGCCATCGACCCAAGATATCCGCATGGAATGCCTTAACGCATTGGGCGAATTTTACGGAGTCGAATGCATCGACACTAAAAAGGGAGAGTGCCTATACTTAAACGCTGGAGACACCTACACGCCAACGCTGGTACGCTTTAACGGGGTTTACCGCATTACCACTTGGGGCGACATAGTAGAACGCCACGGGGTAACGGCCTGACGGACTCTAAGCCCTGCGCGCAGGGTTTAGGGGCAATCACGCCACACAGGAGAATTAATCATGGATCGAATTACAGAAAAGCATTTACAGGCTATCGTTGACCGCCTGAACCGCATTACAGGTATGCCCGCTGCGCCTTACATTGACGGAAAGGCGCAAATCGGCAATTACCACCTCTCGCACGCATATGGCGGAGTGGCCCTGCACCGAATGTACAACGAAGGCGGAGGGATAACCTCGCCACTATCCACAGGCCACATCACTAAACGCGAGCTTGCAAACCTAATGCACGCATATATTGCTGGACTCGAAACAAAGGCCGCAGCATGACCAACGAACCAACACCCCGCGCATACCTGAGCACTAGTAGGGGCCAATGGCGCGTGATATTTGATGAAATGCCATTATGCGCAGACACCACGAAGGCTAACGCCGAAACCTGCGCCCGCACTTTCAAAATCAGCCTGTCCGCAAATTATTGGGACGGCGAAGCCGGAGAATTTAAACCGCTTGATCCCTTCCAGTCGGAAGAAGCCGCAGCCTTCAGCCTGACTCACTCGCCAAACCAACCTAAAACAACGGGCGCGCAGCCGCCCCTTTTCTGAAAGGCTACATTATGTATTTCGACCGCTTTGATATCTGCGAAGCATATTACTTAGCACTTTCCCATTGTCACGGCGGGCAATGGTCGAATGAATATGCGCGCCTGTGCCGCATGACCCTCTACTTTAAACCCTCGCCCATGTTATCGCTTGATTCCCTTTCAGACAATGCAAGGGAAATCTACGATGCCGCCTGTGCGCGCTTTTTATCAAAATAAGGGCCACACCATGCACGACGATCCAATTGGGCAAATAATCGGGGAATACTATGGCGAGTGTTGGCTTACTTACGAAGGCCGCAAACAAGGCCCGACCCTGTACGCACGAAGTGCAGTAACCGCGCAGGAACTACTAGCCGCCGAACACCGCCGCATAAAGGCCGATTGTGGCGAAGCTTACCGCGACATATATCCCGCCCTGAAGTGGGCGCACAACTTTAGGGGCATCGAATGAAACACACCGAAAGCGCATACATAAACGCAGGGGCGCGCTTTGAGCGAGTGCAATCCACCGCCGGAAACCTAGCCGCAGCCGCCGCCCTTCGGGCAATGCTGGACACCGAAACGCCGGAGGATCAAACAGCAGCCCGCCGCCTGATCGAACAGGGGCGCGCCGAAATCAGACTATCAGCAGGCCGCAGGCAATAGAAAAATACAATGCACAGGGGCGCGCAAAGGCCCCTTCCTGCCTGCTAGAATTTTGACAAACTAACACCTAGTAAGATATGAAAACTCAAAAACAACTCAATGCATTGGATCGCGCCCGCACTAGCCAATCCATGATGAACTATCGCCAAATTATTCAGGGACTAACAGAAAAAGGGATTGATCCTAAAGATATCGCTTTACGCGAAAACGTTTTGACTTTTGACGCATGGCGCGCCACAGGCCGGACTGTACGCAGGGGCGAGAAGGGGATTAGATGCCTTACATGGATACCGATGCCAGACGATACAGGGGCAAAAACTGCGCGCCCTCGTTCGGTTTATGTCTTTCACATTTCACAAACGGAGAATTTATGAGCGAATATGAAGCAAACGGATACGCCAACCGCCGCGAATACTTGGAGGATTTGGCGCAGGAATACGACCGCACAACAGTTTTTGCATTGGCTGCAATACTTGGCCCTTCAGAGGATTTCAATGGCCTAGTAACTTCGCTGGAGGATTACGCCGATGGATACTAAATTCTGCATTAACTGCAAACACTATGCATTGGAAAACACGTCTGCCCATTTGCCCCACCTAGGCAAATGCCTTAAATCCGCCGAAATGTGCCTAGTAACAGGCAAACAAAAAGCATATTCGGATTTAGGTTTTTGCTCGACCATGAGAATCAAAAAAGAATGCGGGCCGGACGCATTATTGTTTGAAGCAAAGTGAAAATTCTGTTAGCCCTGCGAGTCAGGGTTAACTGGGTATTTCCCCAAACAGAAAGGATTTTTTATGCAAACGTACCGCCACATTTCCGATCCAGCGCATGGTTGGATTGAAGTGCCAATCGCCGAACTGGCAAAGCACCATATCGAGCACAAAATTAGCCGCTATTCCTACGTGGGCAAGGGCAATGCCTACTTAGAGGAAGACTGCGACGCTGCGCTTTTCATTAAAAAACTGCGCGAGGCCGAAACGCCTTTTGAAATCAAAGAGGTTTATCAGGAACACACTTTCATTCGCAGTTTGCCACGCTACGAATTTGGAGCATAAGCATGGGATTAGATATGTATCTGACTGCGCGCAAAAGCATTAACGCATGGGACGCAGAGGATGCCGATCAAATGGCACTATCTGCCGTGCCTGTGCGAGGTTCGCAGGGTATGACAGTTTGTGCAGTTGAATATCGCGCCGCATACTGGCGCAAGGCCAACGCGATTCACAATTGGTTTGTGGAAAACGTGCAAGAGGGGAAAGACGATTGTGGGCAATACGAAGTGACCGCCCAGCAATTGGAAAAACTGCGCGATGAATGTCAGCGGGTTTTAGACGATCCAACCCTAGCCGCTACTGTGCTGCCAACTACTTCAGGTTTCTTTTTTGGCCCCACGGACTACGACCAAGGATATGTTGACGATTTAGAACACACCATCGAAGCAATGGATAGGGCACTTGCCGTTCCCCGCGACTATAACTGGACGTTTTTTTATCAATCTAGCTGGTGAAATCATGATTATTTACAACGAATTTGGAGCATAAACATGGGATATTTTTCTAAAACGTGCGCTAAGACGCATTTGCCTGTAGTGGTCGAAGCATTGGAAATTCCACGCCTAAACATGGTTGTGGCCCTAATGCCTGACGGACGCAAGTTTGAGGGCGCATACGATGGATATGGTCGCGTAGGCGGCAAAAACGTACTGGAATATGACGATGGCAACTTTATGTGGCCTAAAGTTAAGTTTGTACTGCGCGAATACTACAACGGCGAAAAGTATGAAGAGCTTGGAAAATCAGGCGACGAACTGGCGCAGGGTTATTTTATGGACAAGAAATTCCTGCACCATTGCCTACTGAAAGGCCCATTCAAAAACCGCGCCGAGTACACCCGCGCATTTAAAAAACACGCTAACTGGTAGGAGCAAAACATGATACTCATACAAACAAGCGAAAAAGCATTGTCTTTCAATGGCGACTCAAAAACCGCTATTGATTTGGTGGATTCTCTGCGCCACGCTTACGAGGGCAATCAAGTAGAAATACCCAAGATGCTGAACGATTTTATTTTTAACATTGAATCCGCATTGCAAGATGCCAAAATATTAGACGAATTTTTTGAGGAGATAAAAAAATGACATTGGAACAATTGCAAATTGTCCTTTTCGACCTGTACGACTTGCGCTACACGCTTACGCAGCAAACCAAAAATGAAATCTTAGGTTTAGAAGTGACCATTGGGGAACATCTGAACAACATAATTGAAACGCTGGAAGCAATTGAAACCGAGGAGTGCGAAGCATGATCGCATTTATCAAAATATTTGACGAAGTATCAGGCCAGACTAGATACATCAATCCTGAATACATCACCGACTTGATGTTATATCAATACAGGGGCGAAGAAAAAATGTCCATACACGTTCAATCGGCGCATGGTGGAACTGGTGCAGGTGGAATTCAGTTTACTGTCAAGGGAGAAGAGTGCAAAAAGATTCTTTACTTTGCAGAAAAACATACTCGTCGGCATGGCCCGCCATTTAAACACCCCGAAGGAGATTAACCATGAGCGACAAACTGCTAATACTTTTTGACGATATGCGCCAAATGCTTTATCGCGTCCTGCCTGTGGTAGAAGACGCATTGGAAGATAGGGCATACAAAAAGGATTACATTCCTGACATGATCCGCGATATCGAAGACTTAATTAAAGAGGCCGAAAATGAATGACACAACCAAAACCTATCCCCGCACACTAAAAGAAGCTTTCCCCGACCATCCAGCGCCATTGGAACGGACGGACAGGGATTACGATTTGGTATCTATGTTCTGCATTGGATTTATATTTGGCCTGATGTTGGCCTCTCTAATTACTATGTGAAACAATAGGCCCGATATCAAATAGGTATCGGGCCAAATGCTTTAGCAAGACTCTGCGAAAAGCGAAACAATCCCATCGCCCTGTGATCGTCGTTGGCATCATTGCCGACTGTCTTACTCATCCAGTAGGGCCAACCGATTTCCCTAGCTATCCGCTCCCCTGTGCCGCTTTGATCGTTATCCGCGACCACTACGCCGCCATCCAATGCATTGGCTATCTTCAACATATTGCCCGCCGAAAAGCAAACGTGGATTTTGTAGCGCCGCCGTAGGGTACGCATGGCCTGCTGGATAGATAGCGCCGTGGCAAAGCCTTCACACAATACATTGGTTCCCTTGTTGTCAATGATGAACGATGCATCCGATGTGCGCTGACCACTTAGGAACTTCTTATTCCCATCCTCGTCAATCAATTGGCAACCGACCACCCGACCATCTATCCGCATAGGGATAACAAGCAAAGATTTGTCGTCTTTTCGCCACACATTGCCCTGTTCTTCGGGAAAACCCCTAGAAAAAAAGTATTTATGGCGCTCAGAACTGCACTGGTGGAGTATCCAAGCCGCCCGCGCAGCCGCATCCTTTTGCTTTTGTTGGATCTCATCTGCACCGGATTTGATAATCTGTACGAACTTGGCCCTGTCAATCTTGTCTGCGCCTTCAGACTTCCATACGGAAACTTCCTGATCTGTTGCATGGTTTTGAACAAATGCAATCTCCCCCAACCACTTCACCGCCCCATTTCTTTTGTGAGGGTGATCGACTGTTGGATACCTGCGCCATACGCCAAGAGGTGGCAACGTTGCCACAATAATCCCATGCGCCCTGCAATAATTAATCAAATCCATTACTTGCCCTTGCCTTTCAGATACGCAATCAAACGTGATTTCACAAACTTGTTGAACTGTGGATCTGGTGCTGCTGCTACGTCCTGTAGGGCGCGAGGCCACAATCCAAACTTATCCTTATAGGTGTGTGCCGCCCGACCTGATGACCATCCCTGATACTCCATCATGTACACACACATTGACCAAAACGCCTGCTTATTTCCTTTGCCGACTGATCCTGTTAGCTCCTGCAACTCACCCGCTACCGCTTGGACTGCATTGGCCCGCACCCTGACATGACCGCAGTTAAAACAAACATCACTCTTGGAACTCCATAGGGCTTGGCACTTGGGACACTTCATGGCCTCCTTTTCTTTTGCAGTCTTTTCCTTTACCGGCTTTTCTTTTCCGTCGTCCAGCTCATCTACACCGGCTTCAAACACGCCATCCCATGCGTCTTTAAACCGCAAGTAATTGCCGGAATGATCTAGCCATAGCGCATATTCCTTATCAGGATAGCCGCGCATCACGCGCCCCATCTGCTGGATATGTGAAGACAATGACTTGCTAAATGGCCTAGCTGATACGCCAATCATTACGTCAGGAACATCAAAGCCCTTGGTAAGAATGTCCGTGGCAATCAGGCCGTGGATCTCTGTGTCCGGCTTGGAGAAATCTTCAATCGCATCCTTTTTAAACTGATCGTCGTCCCTGTAGCTGATGCTGATGAAGTTAAAGCCCGCCTCTGCAAACTTGCGGGATAGGTCTGCACCATGATTGACGCCGGAGCAAAAGATAATTGTTTTGCGTGGCTTACCGAACACTTCATGGGTTTTCTTTATCCACTCAGAAACGATATCGCCTGTGATCTTCATGCCCCTTGTTTCTGTTTCCTTCTGACTCCACTCCCCTGCTACTTTCTTTGCCCCATCCATATCAATTTCTTTGGCAATAAATACCCGCAGCGGGACAAGAATCTTATCGTCTACCAAGTTGTTGGTTGTGACTGTGGAAACAACGTTCTCATAGGTTTTGCCTAGCCCTTTGGTAAATGGCGTGGCAGTAAGGCCAATCACCCTGATGTGAGGGTTAGCCTTAATGAAATCTATGGTTTTGTTTCTGGTCTGGTGCGCCTCGTCTACGATAAGCAAGTTGAGATCAGGAAACGATCCCCGCTTTTCTAACGTTTGCGCCGAGCAAATCTGTATCTTTTCGTAAGGCCGATAGCGCCAATGTCCGGCTTGCATTACGCCGTGATCTATGCCGTATCCCTCTAGCCGCTGACTGGTCTGATCGCATAGGATGATCCTATCCAATACCATCGCCGCCTTGTTTCCCTTCTCCCTCGTGGCCTCCAGCAAAGCAATAGCCATCTCTGTCTTGCCTGCACCTGTAGGTGCATAAAGTATTTGCGAACGTGCGCCGTTAGCAAACCCTTTGCGTAAAGCTTCCAACGTATCCAATTGATACGGACGTAAATTTAAACCCATGTTTATCCTCTGTCAGCATACAAGCCCGCTGACTTGGGCTTTTGGCAACGTTGCCAGTTAATCCCCGCAGAAGCAAGCAATGCTTTCCTCTGATGCATCGAACATATCTATCTGCGCCTTCTGAAAATTCATCATCGCCGTGTAGTCCGGCCTGTCTTTTGAAAACCTGCCGCCTATCTTCTCCTCCTGCTGCGCCCACCATATCGCCCTGCTTGGACGCTGCTGGATAAGACTCATGATCTGATGCGCCCCCTTCATAAAACAAAGATCGCAATTGCCAAGTGCAGTTACTTTGTCTCTAAATTCCAATCCCAAATCGAATGAATTGTTAGCCCAAAAGGATTGAACATCCTCCTGATTAACGCCTGCTCTAGCCAATGGCGCAAGCAAAGTTTCCCGCAGCTTTACCAATCTCCGTGGCTCATCTGACCTGATGCCCGCCATCGTTTGAAATTCATCTATGCCAAGTGTCTTCATGTACTTGGTAATGGGATTGATCTTCAACTCTGTCGTGCAAAACCGCATCACGCTATTGGGTAAAAAGCTTTTGGCCTCAATCAATTCGGCAAACGGCAAGCCATCACGACTTGCGGATTCAAAATCCACCACGGCAAACTTTGGATTGGCTTTTCGATACTCCAACCAAACAATCGGAATGTTCCAATGTGTAGCGCAGTCTTGTACAAACTGCAACGTGGCATCTTCTTCTTTTCCTGTATTTGCAAAGCAAACAGTAGCGTCAGGTGGCAGACCGCCATTCGCATCCAGCACCCGCCATAACATATAGCCGCTCGTCCGGCCTCCACTAAAGCTTATGACTGTTGGCTCTGATATCAGGAAAGGATTCATTTAAATTGCTCCAAAGCCCACCGCGCAGCTTCAACTTCTTTAGGTTTAGCCCTGATGTTTTCGGCTATCTCTTTCCATGCTTTAAGTTGTCGCTGATGACCGATTAGGAATGCCTGCTCCCGCTCTTCGCGTGATGCATCACCCTGATCTAGCCATGTATGGCACACAACGCAAGCCCATACGGAATATGTATCGTCCGCCTTTAATGACTTGCCTTTGCCGTGTGCGCTGCTATTGGAATGCGCTGCTACTGTAGTGCTGCCCTCTATCCCGCGACAGAAAGGTGTTACTACCAGTAGGCAACGCTTCCCATTAGCCATTGCCAACAAATTAGGATTTCGTTTCGCTGGAATTTTGGCGTAGCTCATTATTGATTTTCAAGTAATCCAAAAACTCTTTCACCGATTTACCATTCCATTGTTCAACTTCATCCAGCAAAAAATAGTAGCCGTCATCAAATCCTTTGCGGTAATCACTCATCTCATTTTCCTTTCTTGTAAAAAAGCTTCTGCAATGTCGTAGGATTCTTTGGCAATGATTTCCGGCGTAGACGTTCTGCCTATGGACGTAAGTATTGCAAAGAAATCCAACAACGTGATGGCCTCAAGTGAAAGTTTGGGTTCATCCACTAGCGCCCCAAGCCCTTCACTTTTCTTTGCCATTCTTAGCTTTCGGAATGATGATTACCATTTGATCTAGCTGCTCGACCAACGAATCGCTGATTAAATAGCCACCAATGGCAATGTTGTTTGCATTCCCATCTTCGTTGATGACGCTGATCGCATCACGGATTCCTTTGTTGTAACCGCTATTGAACACATCATCGCCTTCAATAATCATGGTAATGGCATCACGCACCAGCACCGATGCCTTCCGGTTTCCCGCTGCAATCTTTAGCTTGGCGTAAATTTCCTGTGGCAAGTGTACCGAGTAAGGTACTAAACGCTTTGTTTCCATCTTTTAAATTCCTCGTTGATTAGTAAAAATATTTTGGCTGCTTCGCCATTGGTCTTCAACTCAGCTCTGGATTTGATGCCGCACTTTGCGTACAACCAAATGACTGCCTCGTCTTCTGATGCTGCAAAGATATTGCCTGTATCTTCTAACCATTGATAAAACTGTGGGTCTTTGCATACCATGACCGCCAGCTTCACTACGTCAACCAAGTTTTGACGATTCATTGGGCCTTCGTCTTCGCCCAGCCGAACCATCACAACTTGATAGCGCGCCCCAACAAAATCCCGCAGGATCTCGTCAGGGATTTCATCAGGATGCACGGACAAGGTAAGTATGTACCCTGTCCTGTCCTGCTTAATGGCGACCTTAACCGCCTCAAACTGACTTGTTTGCATGACTAAAAAGGAATGTCTTTGTCTTCAATCGTCTGCTTCTTTGGAGCATACGGATTGTCGCGTGGCGCTGGCTTGTAGTTGTTCCATGAAATACGGAACCACGGCCCCCATTGACCACTCATATCCCAGCACGATAGCTTGATAACAATTTCATCTTCGTCTGTTTCTTCCATCAGCTTCTTCAGAACTGAACGCTCCATAATCAACTCGCCTGTCTTGTCCGGCTTCTTGTCGCCTGACTCTTTGTACTTGTTGGGTGCGAGCTTTCCGCTATTGGGGTACTGTGCCATGATTAATCCTTTTTAAATTTAACTTTTGCTGCCGTGAACTTTGCCATCACTTCTGAATACTTGGAGGTGCTAACTTCCTTTAGCTTGTCCATGATGTTCTTGTTGGTACTGTAGATAGTCATTACATGATCCAATGACTGTGCCGCAGACAAGGCAACGTCTACTGCATTGCCTACTACTGTTAGCCAATTCTCTGAATCCGTTCCAGCAGTTACTGTAATCTTCCATTTGCCATCGCCTTCAATGATTTTTGGAGGCGTGACTTTTGCCGCAGGTTTGGGCAACTCTGCACCAGCAGACGAATCAATGATGTCGTTTTCCACGATCTCCAACGCAGTCATCCACAAGTAGCGGCGCTGATAGCTTTCGACTGCTCCCAAGTTTTGGATTGGGTGCGCGCCCTTCAGATTGGCCTCTGACAATGGGGATGTAATGACCACGCTACTCGCGTCTTCTGTATCCGTGATCGTCAGACTAGCGTACTCTGTTGAGTAAGAAACCACACCACACAAATCCAAGTCGCTAAATAGCTGCTGGATTGTTGGCAGGAAATCTCCCAACTCAAAGTATTTGTACCCTGCAAACTTGTTCTCGCCGGACTTCTCCAGCTTGGTGTTTTGCAATGCGATGCGGGCCTGCATCAGCTTTCTAAGAACTGGCATTGTTATCCTTTATGTAACTTTGGTATTGGCTGCAAAACGAATTGACTTGGCAAAACTTTTCGCAACGTGTGCGCTCGCCATTGCGGACTTCAATGAAGTAGCCTTTCTCCGGCAAAGCTTTTTCTGCTTCTTCCTGACTGTAGTGAACACTCTTCGCTCTTACTCCTCCTTCTTTCTTAACTGCGTAGGCCGTGGGCTTTTCCCACATATCTGCCGTTGAGCATGGTGGCAAATCGCCTTCTGTTTCCGATTCAAAAAATGCTTCGCTATGCATACGGATACGGTCTTCAATAAACTTCTGCCGCTGCTCCATAGGCCACAAAGGAATGTCAATGGTGGCAACTGGTGCTGACGGATAGTTTTCCTTCTCCGCATCACGCGAGGCCCAATCACGAATGATTGCAACGATCTGCAACTTCTTAACCGGCTCCTTCTTTACTTTCTCCACCAACCATGCGTAGATGTTTAGCTGGTTGTGCCAGTCATCCTTCTCATTCATAACAGACCATGCGCCTGTTACTTTGTAGTCGCTGATGATGATTCCGTCTTCTTCTACTTCCTGCAAATCAATAGCGCCGCTGATAGTCCAGCCATCCACTTCGGAGAACAGTCGCTGCTCCACTAAATGGTGTGCGTCTTTGCCATGCTCCAAAATGTTGTGAACAGCAGAACCAAACAAGGCCCATACCATTTCACTTACGTCCTGCTCAATGTTTTCCCAATACTTGCGCTTCAACTGAACGATCCGAGGACTGTTCAGCAACTCAGTACAAGATATGTTTGCCTTGCCTTTGGTATAGGTGGGCCGCTCCATTACGTTGACGAATGTTTGCGGAAGGCCGTACTTATTTGTTAGTTTCACTGCTTCTCCTGTGTGTTGCGAGGGAGTCCAATGTACCACACAAGTTGCCTGTTGTGTAGCTTTGTGTTATAACTGCCAAACAATTTTAACTATCGGTAACGGAAAGGCGATTGAATGTCTAAATACGCAAGACGGGTGGACGCAAATCAGGATCAAATTGTGTCTGCCCTGCGCGCCCACGGGGCTTATGTACGGATCATCAACCAAGGGGACGGCATCCCTGATCTGCTAGTTGGCTATACAAATCCCGCCACTGGTAATAAATACACCCTTTTGCTGGAGGTAAAGGACGGCAACAAGCCTCCATCTGCCCGCAAGCTCACACCTCCAGAGGAAAAATTCTTCTTTGAGTGGCGTGGCGCACATCTATCTATAGTGGAAAGCCCTGAGCAAGCAATTGCTGCGCTGAAATCCTGCTTGTGATATATTAGGGCCGCTTCTCCTCCTTGGTCGTTAAGACCTTACCCCTCACTGGTTGGGGGGATTTTTTTCCAAGACATATGGATATTGGGAGCCAGTGTTCATTTGTGTTGGTGGTTGTCCGGCGGGTTAGCGCCGCCGCGTTGTAGCTCTTTTCTTAGGTTGATGAAAAACACTGCTTCATGTGAGCAACCACCAACTCCCTATTGCGCTCCGGCAAAAATACGTTATACTGGAAACGTTGTAGTCGTGTGCAACAAGTGAAAGCCGTTACTCATGCATTGGCCTCCATTAGGAGGACACGACCCAGTGCAGTAGTAACGGCTTTTTTCGTTGGCGACTACTTCCGTCAGGGCGCGTTAGCTTACGGGGCAGACATCTCCCGCACCCAGAAATGACCTTACCCTTGCAGTCAAGGGCCGCATCCTAAGGAAGCCGTGCGGGGCTGGCAAATGATTCAAGGCCAGCAGGAAAGAGGGTAACTCACAGATGAACGAGCGGTAAGATGGAAGCATCAGGGCGTACCGAATAAGCGCCACCCTCATAGAAACCGAATCCGGCCTCCCACCGCACTTGGGATATCCCGAACAGAACAGTACGGATATCCGGAGAACTGCCCTAATCCCCCAATACCGGGGGTTCAGAGTAGCGGCTTCCTCTATGGGCAATCCATTTCCCGATAGTTTTTTCCGATTACGGCGGCTTTCCGATAGAAATAATTACATTTGTAGCTGGTATAAGGTTTACTGTCCTATGTACAATGAACGTCCCGAAACCAAAAGGAGAGACAGATGAAGCTGATTGATTTGATGAAGGAAAAGTTCAGCGAGCCTACGCCGCTAGAGGTAGTGACGAAGGAGCTTGCTGAAGCAACGCTTGAGAAGCTTGCCGCTGAAACGGCAGTGGACTGGGCGGAAAGCATAGTTATGTACAACAAGGTTCGCATCGACAGACTGAATGAATATTTGGCCCAATACAGTAAGGAGAAAGCAAAATGAAATGGAATTTTTTTAACAAAGAAGAAGCAAAAGCAGATGAGCTTGATCTTCACATCAAAGATTACAAGCTTACGCGTCACCGCATAGAAGCAAACATTGACGATCTTTTAGGCCAAGTTGCAGAAATGCAAAACCAAATAGATTTCAATAAAGCTTTAACCGAAAAGCTAATGAAGCAGGTTGATTCACTTTGCCACCAAATATCCAACACGTTAAAAGCCGAAGGGTTAGATGAAAAAGCCATTAGGGATGCTGAGGCAGGACGCAAGCGCCGCGAGTACCAAAACCGCTGGAAGGCCAAGCGCAAAGCACAAATACAAGCAGAAAAGAAAAAGCAGGAACAGTTAGCCAAAGGACGTGAGTACGCACGGCAGTATTACCTGCGCAAGAAAGCAGAACGAGAGGCAGCGAAATGAACTGGGCAAACCTAATTGGAATAGCTTGCATGGCAGCGGGTCAAGGAACTGGAAGAACAGGACTTGTACAAAGGCATTAAAGATTACGTTGTGGAGAAAATGAAAAATGGACAAAATTGAATTTGGCGATTGCCGTGAAACTATGCGGCGCTGGAAAGAACAGGGCATTAAAGCGCAGACTTGCGTTACCAGCCCTCCTTATTATGGATTGCGGGATTACGGGCATGGAGGGCAAATTGGGTTAGAGGAAACACCAGAGGAATACATAAAAGCGATGGTGGAAGTGTTCCGCTGCGTCTGGGATGTGCTGGAAAATAATGGGACGCTGTGGCTGAACATTGGGGATAGTTACAACGGGTCAGGCAGTCAAGGCACAAAACCCAACATTATGTCCAAAGAAGCAGCAGAGGGGCGTGGAGGTAAAGCAATCAAAGTTGACGGCATAAAGCCCAAAGACTTGATTGGCATTCCGTGGATGTTGGCCTTTGCCCTCCGTGCTGATGGCTGGTATTTGCGTCAGGACATCATCTGGCATAAGCCAAACCCAATGCCTGAAAGTGTGACGGATCGTTGCACAAAGGCGCATGAGTACATCTTCTTGATGAGCAAGTCGCAGAAGTATTACTACGACAGCGAGGCAATTAAAGAACAAATGTCAGAAGATTCAAAAGCAAGATTAACCAGAGGTGTTAGTGAAATTCATAAAAATGTTAATGGCGCTCCCGGACAAACACCACATTCCATGAATCAACCAAGAAAAAATGGCGAAATTACTGAAACATCTGAAAACAGAAACAAACGCAGTGTTTGGACAGTCACAACTAAGCCTTACGCTGGCGCTCACTTTGCCGTATTCCCATCTGATCTGATTGAGCCCTGCATTCTTGCAGGCGCACCAGCGGGCGGCATAGTCCTAGACCCGTTTATGGGAAGCGGCACTACTGCACAGGTGGCTCAGCATCTTGGACGCAAGTATCTTGGTTGCGAGTTAAATCAAGATTACAAGCCATTGCAAGATAAGCGTTTAGCGCAATTGTCATTATCTTTGGGTTCACTAGGAGAAATGGAATGAAAGACAACGTAGAACTGGCGAAAGCCTACACCGATTGGAACGTCAAAGAAGGCTGCTTTGCAAGAGACATGACCTTGCGTGACCACTTTGCTGGGCTTGCATTGCAGGGATTCCTCGCAGATGGCATGGCCCCAAACTGTGAAGCATCAACTATTGCGAAATGCAGTTTTATAGCAGCAGACGCAATGCTTGAGGAGCGCAGCAAATGAACGAAGCAGACAAAAAATACATGGCGGTGTACGTGGAGGAGGAAGAAGAGCACGACCCATACGAGTTCATCGCCCAGCAGGTCAAGGGAATCATTGCATTCGCGGCCATTGTGGTTGGCGTGTGGATGCTTGTTGCAGCGGCGGTGCTGAAATGAACATCATTGAACTAGCAAAGCAAGCGCGGCTTAGACGACACCAAGAGCAAGCGCCGGGTATTGATGGTGTAGTGGGTAATTGGGAAGAGCTTGAAACCTTTGCCGCCTTGGTAGCAGCGCATGAGCGTGATGCCATCATAAAGTCAATAGAAGAACTGCACCCAGTAGAGAACAATCCCCTACTGCAAACTAAACCCGCTGCTTTTTGGATTGAAAATTTTAGGCAGATCGTTTACGCAAGGAGCAACACATGAAAGAAAAATACGGTATGGGTCACACAGACCCCCGCGCCATATATGGCTCAACTGCTGTTGAATTGGAAGAGCCTGTTGTGCGGTGGGAATTTCTTGAGCGCAACCAGTACGAGATAGGTTCACTTGTGAACCAGTTAATTTTTATTGCGGTGGTCATCATATTGGGGGTGTTGATATGACAGGCTACGAATCAAAGAAAGCAGCAGCGCGGGACAAGTTGGCACAGCCAGCGCAGGAGCCTGTGGCGTGGATGTATGACTGGTTATGCGATGGCAAGCTAATCACGGGATGGATTGCGCACAATGAAGCCGAAATTCCCAAACTGGTGGCAAACAACATTCGCCCCCTTTACACCGCCCTACCAAAACGCCCGTGGGTAGGGCTGACGGAGGAGGAGATTAAAGAAGTTAGGCTGAAAAGTTTTGACTCT